CCGCGCCATTCGAGTGCGAATCAAACACGGTGGCTGTTACTGATGGCGTTGTACCGAATGAGCTTGAATAGATATAACTCCCTGAGTTGTCATTGACAACATCAATATAACCGGCTTCAACTTTTACCGGTGTCTCATATACCGGGGTCTTTCGAATTCCAGGATAGACTTTCCTAAAGCGATTTAAATTTTTTCTGTGTAATACAGGCATAGTTCACCACCTTTATACATATCTTCTTTACAGAATTTTCGATGCCTCAGTTGCCAATTCTGATCGCTGGCCTCTGCTTAGGTGCACATGTGCATGGAGCTTGCTAGCCATAAATTTACTAATTACAATACTAAGCCCATTAGACCTTTTATTGATATATGGCGTGTCAATTTGATCTGTGTCACCAAGAAGGATAATTTTAGAATTAGCACCAATTCGAGTAATAATTGTTTTTAACTCATGAATTGTAGCATTTTGTGCCTCATCTACAAGAACAATCGCATCATTAAATGTTCTCCCTCGAATATATGAAAGCGGAGCAATTTCTATGATCCCCTTGTCAAACATTATATTGAAGTATGTTGTGTCTTTAAACGCAACTCTTAAATTGTCAATGATTGGTGCAAGCCACGGATCCATTTTTTCTTTTACATCACCAGGTAAATACCCCAGATCCTTCCCTACGGGTTGAATAGACCTGGTGATAACTATTCTATTGCACTTCCCGTCTTGAATCAACTCGAGCCCAGCCATGATGGCTAAAAAGGTCTTTCCTGAACCAGCCAACCCTGTAAGTGTAACTATAGGGATGGATTCATCCATTAGAGCTTCAATTGCAAATTTTTGTTCTTTATTTTTTGGCTCCAAGTTAATAACAGAAGAAACACTCCTGACGAGCTTTTGGACAGAACCACATTTGTGAATACCGATAAAACTTTTCCCAGCTGGAGATTTTGCAACTATAAATTCATTGGGACGTAATGCAGCATGCGAATCTTTAATAACCTTGCAACTACCTTCATGCAAAGAATCGAGGTCTTCATCACTCAGTTCAATTTCTTGCCATCCAACATAATTTGCTTCTTCCAACGATATGTTGTCTTTTTCATAATCTTCTGCCTGTAACCCTACTGCATCACATTTAACTCGCAGATTGATGTCTTTGGTTATAACCTTAACAATCCTATCTTTATGTGCGTCTTGCAGATGCAACGCCGTTGCTAAAATTTTGTTATCACCCTTAGACCAATCAAAATCTTGGATTTTGCTGGACATCATTGAATTAAGTTCAACTCTTATTTTTTGAGACGTCCCAGGAACTTCAATTCCTTCATTTAAATTACCATGTGCCCGTAAAAAATCTAAAAATCTATTAATATATCGTGCAGATTCTCCCAATAAATTAGGCTTGTCTTTGAACTTATCTAACTCGTCCAAAACAATAAGGGGTATAACGACTTCATTGTCAGAAAAAGAATGGATTGATTTCATGTCATACAAGAGCACACTCGTGTCAATGACCATAATTTTTGAATTGTTGTTTTTCATGATACCTCATCTATCTTTAAATAAACACGGAGACAACAGTGAGTGCTGAAAAAGATATAATTAAAAATACAACATGTTTTGCAGAACATAAAAAGAGAAACTTAGAATGTCTCAATAATCAATGCAAAAACTGGATGAATTGTGGAGAAGCCCTTAACTGCGCGGTAATAGGAGCAGAGAAGGGAAAATGGATCTTGAAGGATATTGGTGAAATCTTTGGCGTTACTCGAATGCGAATATGCCAAATAGAAAAAGAGATAATAAAAAAATTAACGTCAATAAAAGAAATTAATTTTTGACAATTTTTTTTCTAGACTTCCTTGATTCGATTGCTGCATTAATTTCATCTTCTGGAATATTCCAGATTTTTTTAATTTCTAGCAAGGATTTCTCTATTTCATCAGTGAGCTCCGCTTCCTCTTCCAGCTCGAATGTAAATTCACTTGGCTTAGGATCTTGATATCTAATTTTTCCAACGAATTGTTTAAAATAGTTTCTCATTTAATTCTCCAAAATTTGTACTGTAATTATCTCATAAAATAAAAAAGCCGGCCATTTAGGCCGGCTTTAGTTATTCATAAAACCTTGTTGTTACTCAATTGTAATTTTTCGAGTAATTGGTTTTGCGTCATCTGGCACAAGTTTTGGAATGCTCAGCGTTAAAATTCCATTATCAAACTTTGCAGAAACCTTTGCTGAATCAAGATTATCTCCCAGCGTAAATGATCTACGGAACGAAGATCTCTTAATTTCACGCTTTAGATATTGAGAATCGTCAACATGTCGACTTTGATTGCCTGTTCCTTGAATCGTTAATACACCGTCTGTGATTTCTAGACTAATATCTTCTTTTGTTATTCCAGGAATGGCCGCATCAATTTCAATGCCATCCTCGTAATTAACAACATTTACTTTTGGATAAGATCCTTTTGTAAAAAAATCATCACCAAATCCATCGGCTACAGATGGAAACATGTTTCCAAACATATCGTCAAAAATACGATCGAACGGTGTCAAAAATTCTTGCCTTGTCATGGTGTTTGCAGGCAAATTGTTATTGCGTCTTCTAATAATTGCACTCATAATGTCCTCCTTAACTGTGTATTTACATGTTAAAGTGCATGAACAGTCAGATTTGATCTATTCACATCAAAAATATAAACACCATTTAAAGAATGTACATAAAAAATCAAGACTTATGTGAAGAAATTGAAATAGTGAATGTATTTTGTTCATCAATAACTCCAGCTCCGGAGCATTTAGCACATATATTGATTATTCTTTTTCCTTCTCCATGACAATTAGGACAAGGCCGATCTGATCTAAACTTCATGTTTCCTTGTCTGAAATACTGAGATACTCCACCAGATCCATTACAATTTTGACAAACCGCAATATCGTCTCCACCCCTTCCACTACAATGTTTACATATAACGTCTTTTTGAACCTGAAACGTTCGGGTAATGTGCCCACTTTCGAGTTCATCAAGTGTCAACTCAACTGCAACAATTGCGCTCCCCGGTGTGGGTGCCCTTTGCACATTAGGTGTGCTCCCTCTTCGGGAGCTAAACCTCCCCCCAAATAGGCTTTCAAACAGATCTCCAATTTCTCCGCCAAAACCACCCTGACGAGATGAATCATACTGCCTGCGTTTTGCAGCGTCAGACAAAACTTCATTAGCTTCATTTATTTCTTTGAACTTTAAATCTGCATCTGAATCCTGATTTCGATCTGGATGATATTTCTGTGCTAATTTTCTATATGCTTTTTTAATGTCGGCAGCACTAGCAGTATCTTCGACCTCCAGAATCTGATAATAATTTTTCATTACATTCATTGTGATTAGCTAAAATATAAAAATATGTACATAAAAATAAAAAAAGGAGGACCTGTTAAGTCCTCCTTTTTGGTACAGTGAGTGTTTTATTACTCAGCGCTATCACCGTCTGCAGTATCTGCAGTATCTTCAACCTGTGTTTCTTCAGCCCCTGTGTCCTCATCTTTGTCACCACAACCGACAACAAAAATAAGAGGGAATGCCCAAATAAGATTCTTCATGTTACCTCCATCCTAATTTGACCGTTGATAATATCCTGACAATTTAGATGTATAACTTTATCTTATATTTTTAAACACAAACACTGAATCGATCCACCTGATTTTAAAAACTCTTGTGTTCCTACGTGCCTTACTTTAATTCCATAGTTATTTTTTAAGATATTTCCTGTTTTTGAAAACAAAACCGGGATTAGGAGTGTATCATTGACCATCATTGAGTTACAGATAAACTGACGCGCTTCGGCTTCGTCTACGGGAATAAGATCAATAATGCCTTTAAGTTTGTCAATTTCTTGTTTGTTAAATGCGCCTGGAAAATAAATTGCGGATCCATTTGATACTTTACAAAAACACGTGTCTAAGTGATAGAACCTGGGATCTATTAGCTTGAGATCAATTAATTTCAATCCCAATGTGTTAGCTACAATTTTTAGTGCAGCCTGATCACTCCTAAAGCCGTGGCCTCCGATAAGATATTCATCATGGATGACAACATCACCACAGCCTTCAAAAGAAATACCAGGCATGAGTTCTATTATAGAATATTCATTTTTATCAAACCACTTCCTGAAATGCTTTGTTTCTTTTTGTCTTTCCTTATGTTGCATTCGAGACATCACCACAGTGTTATTATACACTGTTCCTGAGTTAGCCGTAAAAACCATGTCAGGCAGTCCTTTGACTGGATCTATAGTTTTAACAACCCCACCTGCCTCTGTGATTGCCCTGTATAAATTGTTCCATTGGTTTATTGCTGCCTTATGATCAACACCATCACCGGTCATCCAGGGATTAATTGAATATTGCACATCGAAATAATCGGGAGGACATAAAAGAAATGCTTCCATAGTATTAACTATTGGAAGCATCACAAGTTCAAAGCATTAAAATTAATGCTTTTATAAAATGAAATTATTTAGAATTTTTTGTAGCCTGAACATGGACACGCACATCGTTTGCATTTGTCTTTAGTGCCTGCATAGCTTTTCTAACTCTAGTGCCTGCTGACGAATTTCCGTCGCTATAAAACTTGTTGTAATCAGTTTTGCAGTCTTCAAGCAGCGTAATCATTTCATCCAATGTAGTAGGTGTAGTATCACTCATTTCTTTCTCCATTAATACCAAAGGCAACATTTCCTTTGTGCCCAATGCAAATATAAAAAAATAAATCCTCCCGTTAAATAATCACATCATTTATCATTATTTTTTATTCGATATTTGGGACAAGACCAATTTTTTCCCAGCAGTCCAGTCCTAAAACCAAGATAAAGCTTCAGGTACACCAGGGCTCATTAATGCCATCCGTATTAACCCTTTAAATAATTTCTTAAGCAATATAATGCCAGGCCAGTGCATGCCACAAACCATCCCCAACTTCCGGCAACAAAAGAATTATACGCAAACACGCTATTCACAACCGCACAACCTAAACTTACATTTTTTGAGCTTAAAAAATCTTTCATTTTTTCTCCTAAAAAAATAGGGCACCTGTAATCCCGTGCCCTCCTGCGGATTTAAATAAACTATTATTTCTTTTGCACAAATGCATATAGCTTTTCAGCTTCTAAAACGATATCGTCAGTGGTGTATGGAGCCACTGGTTTTCGATGATAATGTCTGTCGTTTTCAGCCATGAAGTGTTCGTTTTGTTCCAGTCGGTTCGTCCTGTCTCCAACGATCCCTATTGCCATACCTAACAAATCCGTGCGGAGCTGATATCCGCTTTTATTGTCACTCATTTTATTTTCCCTGTGTGTGTAGTGTGAGTATGAGCGTTATGCTCTTTTAAAATATAAAAAAATGAGTACAGGTGTAAATATAGAAACTCAAAACCATTTAACTAGAGGTTTGTAATTGGTCCAGAGATCTAGGACGACATCATCTAGAAATCATTATTGTTCTAGCGTAATTCCCTTAATAATATATTGTATTTCCCCAGTTATAGGGTCTACTTGAATTTCAATCGTTAGCTCTGGTGGTGTAACAAGTACTTCTTTTTCATCACCACAACCAACACACATATCTGGCTCTTCTGACGTGTCTTGTAAGGAAATTTCAACAACATCACTCTTTACGGCACCATTTGCCAAGATAAAAAGCATAATAGGTATTTTCATTTTAGCTCTCTCACTTAGATATAAATATTGTCAAATACTAAAAAGTGTTGAAAGTCCCACACTCGCATGCTGTGATTATTCTATTTTCAAAATACTCTTCTATTTCCCAACACTCTTCTTTTTTATAAATGAATACTGATTTATCAAGAACTGAGTACTCGTTGGGCTCAGAAAATACCCACTCACCTTCATCAATAAATTGCCCCCATTCACCTTTTTCAAGCTCTTGATCTTGATAAGATAATAAATCCCCGGATTCATGAAAATTAAAACACACAGAATATTCCTGTACTTCCCACCACTTATTTTCAAATTCATCTCTCTCAAATGGTTGAGGAATGTTTGCACACGATAATAAGGAGATAGCTAATAAATATTTCATTTTTAAATGGTGGACCCGGCGGGAATCGAACCCGCGTCCGCAATAGTCTTAGTTTGAGTCATCCACAAGCTTGTCTGATCATTTCTCCGATCAGCAGGATAGTCACTGCATTTTTTGCCTCCGCTGTGACCAAGTGAGGACTGTTGTCATTTTATTTCTCGGCAGCTCCACCTGCTAAAGCCTAAGTTGGATAGATGGTCTTAGGCAACCACCCGATTAAGCCGCTAAGCGGGCAGATTCGAAATGATTGTTGTTATTTGCAACTATTGTTTTTGAACTTTTAAGGATGTATCTTTCCTGCTTGCACTCTCCCCTCGATGCTACCCCGTCGAAACCAGTACGGGCCCGTTATTGTTTACGAGATTTTTCAGTAGCAAGAGAAACCCGAACCAGATCAGCAACTTCATTTTTCAATAATCGCAGTCCCCGTCTAGCTCTAACCCCAGCAGATGCATTTCCATTAGCCTGTTTTAATACATCCAGTTCCAAACTTTCCACAAGTGTTTTAAGTTCAGTCCATTTTGTTGTGAGTTCTTCTGACATAATTTACCTCATTATTATTTCTGATTCTTGCGAATCTTCGTCATCCTTATCAGGGCTTGCTACGTGTTTTACAGCCAACACAATGCCGTCTGCTAGATCACGATCTTCAAGCTCCAACGATAATAAATATATAATCTTAGTGATTTGATATTGAGACACGCCATAATCACGTATGGTTTTAACAATTTCTCTTGCAACAATTGACTGCTCTAATCTTTCTTCGTCTTTAATTTTCCCGTATGCTTTAGTCACGCTTAATTTCCATTTGATAGCTAAATGGTTCTACCCTAAATCTTCCATTTTCTAAAAATGTTAAAAATTTTCCCACAACAAATTCTTCTGCGGATTCTTTTTGTAGCAAAATACGAGTGTTCCAAAGCTTTTGCTCTATAATGAATGCCGCGTATTGATATGTTGCCAGATCAACATTGTTCATTCTTAGCAGGTCGGAAAGATCATTAGGCAAACCAATTGTTATCTCTTCTATTGTGGCCATTGTAGGCATATTTTCTTTTGACGCAATGATTTTGCTTTTGCATATATCCACAATCCTGTGAACTATCCCACAGTTATTACACTGTGCAAAAGACTCAACAAGCTCAGAATTTATAATCTTTGAAAATACTATAAATTCATGAAATTTGGGGTTGGCTCTTTTTTTAAACTGAGGCAGAATACACCTGCACTTCACTAAATGCTTTTGCCCTGTTATTGACATTTATTCGTAAAGTCTAATTATGTTGTCCAGTGCACCATTGTAAATATTGGTATTGACTGCTTCTGCAATTGTGTTGATACGCTCAAGCTGTGGTCGCGTTAACGCATTTTCTTGTTCTGCCATTACGGCAGTGACTAATTCTGTTCTTGACACAGTAAGTGCATCTCTGAGAATATTTGCAATTTGTCCTTGCGAAGGCCCGGTGGCCTTTTTTTCTTTAGTTTTTGGCATAGTGCCCTCCAGCAACTTAATTGTTTACCATTTTTTAGCCGTGTAAAATCAATCAGCGTACTTGTCGGCTATAGAACTTGCAGCCCAGCTTAAGGGCTTAATGAATGCATCAAATCCAAATGCTTTAATATAACGCTTAAATTGGACTGCGTATTTTCCGCTTGGCGTTAGTGGGTTAGGATTCACGTCGGCATGCACAATGATATTATATTCAGGAACATACTCTCTAATTTTCGCTGCAATATAACATGACAACACTACTTCAGAATTTAACCGTTCTGCCAAGGAGGGAATTTTGTTTTTCCAGGGTGAATTTTTACAATAAAAATATCTGGCGAACTCATTCTTCTTTACAATGGCAATACTCGCAGCCAAGATGTTTGGTACCCTTGAGGGATTGCTGTCGGTGCCGACGTAGATATCACAATTAGTTCCCTGAATTAATTCTATAATTTCAGTAAATGTCGTAACCTTGCCAGAACACGTTTTCCATTGTGCACTATTAAAAAATCCCTCAATTTCTTTGTATTGCAAGGCAGCCTCCTGCATTTTTAATTGACCCAACACAAGAATTTGCAATTGTAACTGCGGCCACGATTATATTTGCAGGTAGAGTTTGAGATAAATCATGATCTTTTATCACACATCCAACAGGCATACTTCCGCTTCTACAAAAACCGTCCAGTAAATCAAGTGCAAACTTTAATCGTTGTGACACATATTGCTTGATATTTTTTTGATTTGCTTGAAACGGCACCCATAGAGTTGCAGAGTTGGTACTAAGTGAATCAATCCTATTTCTGTAGACCACGGCTACATCTGCCTCAGTCATTTTTTCGTCAAACAAAGATTTTTCTATTTTTCTTTCAATATGGCTAATTTTCTTATTGATAGCATGAACACGCTCTTCTTTAGACTGAAATTGAATTGTATTTATATTGCACTGAAAATTTAGTGTAACACACAGGTCATGTAAAGCCTTGGAGCTTGTTCTGTCGCCATTGTCTGCAGAAACTAATCCACTGCCGGTTGTGGTACAAATATCAGAAAATATATTCACATTCTCCACCATATCAGGCACAACAACTGGAATAACCTCTAGTGTTTTTCTTTTAAAATTCATGTTAAGTGTAGAGATAATATCTTTTTCAAACCCACGAGCAACAATAACACATGGCTCTTCTTTTTCATGAAGTTCAGTTAATAAATTGTCTATTTCACTTACAGAATTAATTTTTCCGTCCACTAGAAGAATTCTTGCATAGCGAAGCTCAATTTTATCTATGCAAAAATCTGGATGAATTCCTATCTGAAATTTATGTCCAGAGATAATTTCAAGAACTGGTGATATCCCAGAACCGGATTTTATTTTTATTTTTCCTGATGTTCCTACGGCATCAAAAATCCTTCCAAGAAGCTCTGCAGTGCTGGCGTCAATATAAGTGCCTGCCATCTTCATTGCATGCTTTTTTGTTGTAATTTTACAATATTTGCTCAATCCATCTAAATCGTTTAGATTATGACCATCTAATATTTTTGCCATAAAATAAACTGCAAAAATGCCCGACCCAATTCTTTTGAATTCACTTTTAAAAAAACATTGCAAGAATAACTTGCGGTGAATTTCTAACCATTCATTTTTGTGTGCAAGGTAGTTTATAAGCTGAAGACCATCTGGGATTCCAATTGGAAGCATATCACTTGCAAATGTTTTATTTTGAGATGACACAAATAAAATGAAGTCACCTGCACATTTTTTCAAGCCAACATGAAGCTCTTCTCGCCGAATTAATTTAGTGGCTGGTGTGATCATTACCAGACCGACCATACAACATATTATTTTTTATGAATGCATCTCGTATCCAGTTTGCAGCTGTCTTTATAAGCTCTGTCTGAACATCATTAGCCATTTTTTCCTTTTGGAATTGTATGCTAGCGCGACACAATGCCGCCACAAAAGCAAACCCAATCAAAGCAAACCCAGCGGCTTGATGCTCACAAATAACTAAAGCCGTACCTGAAAACAGAGAAGCCTCTGCAAATTTTATCATTTTCTTTCCTCTTTTAGCTATCCCGCCAGAGGTTGTTGTTTGCGAAGGTTAGAACTTCCTCAGCGGACTCAGCAGTATAACCATAATCATCGATCATCGTTTGTACCATATCACTATATTTCTTTTGTTGTTCATCATCCCTAGAAATACTTTTTGTTACAATTCGTGCCATGTCTTTTACACTAGCAATCAAGTATGCTTCGATTGCTTCCTTAAGGGGTTCATAAGATCTGAAGTTTACAGTTTCATTTCGTCTCATTTTAGCAAACATATAAGCTGTTACATCGGATCTAAATCCATCTCTTGAAGACCCGGTAATTCCAATCTGTTCTTCGATTGCTCGCATAAATCTCTCGTCGGGTTCACGTGTTTCATCAGTAATGGAGTCTTTAATCTTTGACCGTGTTGTATGCGCTTCTGCATTATCAAGGTACGAATTAAATAATGACTGGGCCTGTTCATCATATGCATTAACAAATGCTTTTGCAACTTCATTCTCTAATATTTTAAGATACTCTTCTCTTACGGTTTTCTGGATTAATTCCAAACAGTATGCCCTAAATTCTTCATCAATAATTTGTTCTTGCACTTTTGTAATCAATGAATTAATAATTGAAACTGGAGTAATAAAGTCTTTTTGGGATTCTGACAATGCAGAGTCAATTGCTTTCATGATAAATCTGGTAGAAATTCCTTTCATACCTTCGCCTCGGGTTTCTTCCCTTAAGTCTTTAACATCAATTTTCTTAACACGACCCTTTTCAATAACATCTTCACCGTTATAAATCTTCATTTTAGTTAAGATGTCACATTTTTGTGTTGGCACCAAACGACTCATTACTGAAAACATTGACGCTATTCTAATTGTGTGTGGTGCAATATGAGCATCAAAATCAGATCTTGATAATATTTTTTCATAAATACGAATTTCTTGATCAAGCTCTAGAACATAGGGAACATTGATTTTGACAATCCTGTCTAAAATTGCCTCATTAGTATGTTCGGCCCTAAATTTGTTCCATTCTGATTCATTACAATGCGCAAGTATTACACCGTCAAAATGAAGCATGTCATGCTTTCCAGGAGACGGCACTCGCTTTTCTTGAGTAGCAGTGATAATAGTGTGTAAGAACTCTATTTCATTTTTGAATACTTCGACCAGTTCAACAATTCCTCTATTTCCAACATTAAATGCACCATT